CTCACCGAAAGGTTCTTTGGCACTACACTGGGTTAGACCCGTGCTATGAGTACATCTAATTTGGGGACCGTGGGTTTGAGGTCATTAATTCGAAACCCGCCGGAAGGTCTGACCGGCAATACAAACGGAGGACACCCTCGGGTGTTCAGGTTCCAACGTGTGCGTCCCCTACCCGGGGGGACACGTGCTATCCTCACTCTTGAGCGTCCAATCGGAGTGAGGGCGGTTTTGCGCCCATCGCGCATACCGCGTCCTGTACCATCCTCGGGGGGGGAGGTAGAGGACAGGGGCCCTGCGCCGGCTAGTGCGCCGAGTGGTGACGTTATCACCTCTGTTGAACCTGAACAGGTCCCAACAAGTGGAATGGAGAGTACTGCTGAGGAGCAGACACTCTGGGAAGGGTACCGAGCAATGATTTCTTCAAATCTTTCGCAACGGCCCCTATTTGTGTTGGATGGTGTGGCTGACAATAGCTACTCACCACCCATACGAGGCCCAGGTCTCCGTTCCATGTTCATTACTACCCATGACCAACTGCAAACCCGACTCCGTACCGAGGCGGCCCAACATGAGATGGACGTAGATTTCTACTGCTATCTTGTTGTCAAGGGCTTGTTTACCGGGAGGAGTCTTCGTAGATGGGCGGAGTTGAAGGCGAAAGCCGAGACTTGGCTCTTGGCCAATCGATCTGATTGGTCTAGTCTGCGCCGCACGGCAGAGTTGCTGCGCGGCATGCGGTTGCTTCAGACAATGAACGTTGGTGACCGACTGTTTGTGGAGTCGTTGCGGTCGGAGTGGAGGTGGACAGTAGACGGTCCACTTTCGCAGACGCACCGTCTCAACGACTTTGCGCGCCAAGGAATACTGCCGACCTATGGATTATTGGGTCGTTGGTTTTTCCGTTGGCGTTCGGTCCCGGTTCAATAGGGCAGCCCCGTCACTCGGGTGGCGGTCTGTGCTCGCGGTAAGGCCCTTAAAAGCCTCGACCAAGGGTGCTCACTCTCCCGCCGCCAACCCGTTGACGAGGGCTGTCAACACGGGCGTCGCATAGGCTACATGGCAGTGCCCGATCTGCCCATAGTGTATCGTGTGTTCGCCCATCATGACTGCATGCATAATCAGTATGTCTCGATCTTTAATCGCGTGTGTGGGGAGACCCCAATCCCCGATCACGCAATGATGCGCAAGCTGCAGTCCTTCATGAGGAAAATAGGACGCAGCATGCGTAAGGTCGGACCTTGGACCCTTGACCAGGTTGTTGAACATTACCATGGGTCCAAGAGGGTACGATATGCAGAGGCCGCTGATCATTATCGCGCCTACGGCCTGTCGCGAGACCAGTCAAATGTTAAAATGTTCATTAAATGCGAGAAGATCAAATACGTGCCCGGGGAGGAGAAGAGAAATCCGGATCCTAGGGCCATTCAGTACCGCGACCCAGTTTATGCCGTAGTTTTGGCCACCTATCTCAAGCCAATTGAGGAGGTGGTGTATCAGCTACGTGGCAATAGACTAAATGGGCTGCCACCGCTGAGAGTAATAGGTAAAGGGTTGAATCAGGAGCAACGGGCCACTTTGCTCGTCCAGAAATGGTCGAGATTTGAGAGGCCCACTTGTTTCGGACTCGATGCCAGTCGCTTTGATCAACATGTTAGTGCTGATCATTTGCGGGGGGAGCATGCCCTCTACCTTCAGCTCAACAATGATCCTGAGTTTGCCCGTCTGCTTTCATGGCAGTTGCGTAACCGCGTGCGCACTAGCAAGGGTATCGTGTATACGACCCTTGGTAAGCGTATGTCTGGGGACATGAATACTGCCCTGGGAAACTGCGTCCTCATGGTTTGCATGCTAGCTTTGTTCTTTGAGGACAATGATTATGTGTGGGACTGTCTGGATGATGGTGATGATATCTTGCTTCTGTGCGAAAGCGCTGATGCTGATGCCATTGCCGAGCAGTTGCCCGGCCACTTCCTAGCGTTGGGAATGAAGCTGAAGGTGGAGTCGCGGGCCGAGCAGATTGAGGACGTTGAGTGGTGTCAATCACACCCTGTGAATGTTGATGGGACTTGGAAGTTCATTCGCAACCCGGCCAAGGTTCTTTCGGGAGCCTTGGTTGGTCATAAATGGTTGCAGATGCATAATGAGGCTTCCAGGCGAGCCCTTGCGAACACAATAGGGTTGTGTGAGAAGATATTGAATGATGGCGTGCCGGTGTTGAGCCACTTTGCGGAGGCGATCATCCGAAATGCCCACACCAGCAGGCAGGTCCGCCTTGATATGGCGGAACAATTGGTCTATCGCGTTAGGCGCGAAGTCGGGAAGTCGTGGCTGGGTTCAATACCCGTGGTGCCAGCCGCGCCTATCAGTGATGTCACCAGGTTGAGCTTTCAACGGGCCTTTGGAATCACCGTTGACGAACAGTTGCGGTGGGAGGCCCAGCTTCAGGCTTGGAAGTTCACCTTTGAAGAGCCTATCGACCTACCTAGTCCAATCACGATGGGTGATTGGTCTTGGGAGACCGAGAACCTGGAGGTGTTCTGATAGGGGAGACGACCTGGGCAAGTCGTTAAACTGCATCGTGACCGGTCGATACCGGTAACGGGGTCCATGGTGTTAAATGGCCCAAAATCGGTGGGTTGACCTTAATACTTCCGTGCTAACCAGAATGCCAAGAGACTGCACGGCGCCAACCCTCGGGTCACCATGGATGGACAGTCCCTCTTTCGCTGGAGGCATCCCGTGAAACAGCGAATGGATAGTGAGAAATGGCTAATCGTAAATCAGGTGGTAATACCGTTCCTAGTAGTGGTTCTGGCGGTAATGCTAACGGTGCTCAGACGAAATCGCAAAAGAGGAGAGCCAGAAGACAAAGAGCTGGTAATGATGGAGGAGGCCCTCCTTCGGCTGTTGGAGCCGGGCACATCGCCCAGGGTCCAGCGATCATTGGAGGATCTCGTGGGACGGTTAGGTTCTCGAACAGAGAGTATGTTGCCGATGTCACGGCAGGACAGCCCGGCACTGCGGGCCCTGTCGTCACCCTCGCTCTCAACCCAGCCAACCCGTCGGCCTTCCCATGGTTATCTCGCATCGCCGTAGGCTACGAGCTATATAGGTTTCGACGCCTTGTAGTCCATTATACCCCGACCTGCGGATCAAGTACGGCTGGCATGATTGTGGGGGCGTTTGACTATGACGCCACCGACGTCTCGCCGGCCAATAAGCAGGTGCTCAGTGGCTATGATGGTGCGGCCAGGGGGAATGTGTGGAATAAGCTGGACATGCGGTGTAAACCCATGTCTGGTTGGTACTACACTGGTACCCCAGGCTCAACAGTGTCAAATCCCGTTGGTACTGACTTGAAGATGTATGATCTTGGCAAGTTTTACCTTGGGGTCTATAACCAGGCGACAGCAACGACAGTCGGGGAGCTCACCGTCGAATATGAGGTCGAGTTCGCTAAACCCGACACATCAGTGCTGACGTCGCTGTCCGAGAAGATCGTCACGACTGGCTCCGCATTGGCCGATTTGGCCGCGGGGGCGGTCACTACGGGAAACAATGTCTTCACGATAGCCTCCACGGGGTCTAGGCAGTTCACCATGACTGCCCAGACCGGTGGTGACTTCTTGTTGGAGTTTGTGTACCAGATGACCTCCACGGATGGTAGCTATGTGGCCAGCGCTTTGCAGTACGACCCCAATGCGTCCACGTCGTCAACAATGGCGACAGTGGACGCACTTGGGACGTATTCCTCTCCCGGTGCAAGTTACAGTGCGATATTCATGTACGCTGTCACAGTACTTCCAGGGACGCAGCTTGTAATAACATTAGCGAGTGGCTTGACGCTCGGAGCCTTGTTGAAGGCCCGTATTGCGTCCTACCGCAAATTGTTGGCTTAGTCCCACCACCTGTCTTTATGAACTACGTGATCCCTGATCCTCGATAATGTGGTACGTAGGCAGCCTTCGGGTTCGGGTTCGCAGCCATGCTGCACTAACTGGCTAGACCGACCAGAGATACGGCTTGGGGATCTGGGGACGGCAATCAGCTTGTTCAACCGACACTTCCACGTTGACTAAAGTGGACATCGTGTTGACATGCTCCTGCTGTTCGTTCCCCGCCTAGCAATTTGTAGCCGATAGAATTGCTAGTGTCAAGACATCTTATCGGGGGTGGCTGCCTAATGCCAGAGGTTTCCCAACCTCGAACCATGGACTCCTGGCCGACCTTTCCGGCACCCGCGGCCAACGCTTACTCAGGGTGGACGGGTGGTTCCCGTTCATACCGGCCTTGTAGCAGCGGTGTGTGTGCGTAAGGAAGCACAGGTCAAATGGACCTTAACACCACATGGGAGAGCTGTGGGACACGCAAAATGGTGTAAACCAGGCGCGCGTGTTCCACGCTGGGGCAGCTCCAATAGCCCCGGCCCTCGGAACCATTCCAAC